TGTTGTACTCCAGATCAATTTTTTGACCAACGCCGGTCGAGCTTCGAGATTTCATACACTGTATCTGATACTTGCCACGCTCTTTCATGGAGCGACTGGTAAAGATACCAAACACATTGTCTGCTGTATTGATTTTGCTGATACCACCCGAAATGTGGCTGTGATCAAATTCCATTTCTTCCACTGCTGATCTGTTCAACTGACTGGCTGTTACCAACAACACGCCCAGTTCCTTGGCCAGATTACGCAGCTCTTCCGATACATACTTGTCTTTCACAAACAAGTCGTTGGGGCTGACCTTGGCGCTCACGGGCATGACCAGGTCAAGATAATCTACCATCACAAAGTCTACCTTGATGCCTGTTTGGATTTGTACTTCTTTCAGGTAAGCACGAATGTCGTTTACATTGCTCTGTGCTGGCAATCCTTTCACACGATACTGTCCAGATTTCTTTGCCACCATCTTGACCTTGAGTTCTGTTGAGTCAATGTCACGGCGTATTTCTTTGGTGCTCATGTTTGTGAGCATGGCATCTGTTCTCAAACTTGTGAGTTCTTCTGAAAGTTCCAGTGTGATGTACACCCCACTCATGCCCTGCTGCAACCAGTTAAGTGCAATGTTCATCATGACCAAACTTTTACCCGAACCTGATCCGCCTGCAAAGATGTTGAGTTCTCCACGACTGAATCCTCCATACAGCAGTCGATCCATTTGTGGCCAACCTGTTGACACTTGCCCACCCGAGTTGAAATACCGGTTAATACGTGCTGCTGGATCAGCAAAGTAATCTGTGCCCATGTCCTTGGTCAGGCTAATCTGCACAGCATCCTTGATCAGTTTTTCCACAGGATCATAGTCGCCCTTTTCCAGCAAGTCTGCTGCTTTTAGAATAGCACGTTCCAGTTCTTGCCGCCGAGTAAATGCTTCAAACTCAGTCATGAACCAGTCATAGTGACCTTCGTTGAGATCTGGCACTGCATTCAACTTGATGCCTGTGGCCGCAGCAATCTGTGCTCGGTCTGGCAAGGTCTTGAACTGTTCTGAGTGTTCCTTGATAAACGCCGCAGCGGTTCTTAGATTGCGATCAAAATTTTCTGGGTTGTAGATGTTCTGCACCCGAACGTAGCTGGCAGCATCCTCCAGCATCATTTCTAGGAATAGTTTTTGTACATCAGTGCTGTAGTCTTTAAGCATTATTGATCCAATTTAATTCTATCATTTTGTTCTTAACTATCTTGTTATACCAATTTAAATTACCCAACGCTCCGTGGTGCCCCATCCACTGGTATTGATCAAAGTCTGCAGGTTTAATATTATCATTATAATTTACGGATTGATATGTGTTATCAAATATCACACATTCAGCCAAGTTTCGGACTTTGGTCATGATACCTTTTCCTGCAGGCCACATATCTTGACACACAATTGGAACAGAAAGATTTAAAATCAAAAACTTTGCTTTGTTCAAAGTCAAATATTGGTGTAAAAGAAATATTTTTTCCAAGGATTGCACATCCAACCATTCGGCACAGAATCTATCTAATTCTTTTTTATTATTTAAAAACTGTTGTTCAAATTGAAATTTTAATGTATTATCTAAACTATTTACAGGTATGTGGACAGGAGCAAACTCAGTGTTAAATGTTGTTGCCGTCCACTTAGAGTCCGAATTATTCTTGTATGCCACATACCTAATCAATGGCGGAATGCCTATTAAAAAATAATCATCTTCAAAATTGAAATTTTCATTCAACAAAATATGTATATTATGGTCAAGACTAAATCCCGGATAACTGTAATTTACAATTTTTGTCAATGACAGATCTTTAGCGGCAAGCCCCCAAAAAGATTCAGTTGGATCAACACAAAAATCTGGAGTTGAATAACTATCGCCAAAAACATTAAGAGTTGAATTTCTTGACAAGATTTTTCTTCCTTAGTTCAATTTTGATTCTACTGGTTTCTCTAGCGTCAATTATAGTTAGCAACGTGCCTAGACGGCCATATAGTTTGACAGCATCATTCACATCTTTCACACCCGTGGGCCATGCGGGCATGCTCACAGCCCAGCCCAGTTCCACAGTACGATCCACAAGTTCCATGCCTGCTAGATCTTGATCAGGTACCACTGTGATTTCTCGACCAAGGTTGCGAATCAATCTAGCCTGAGCATCACTTATGGTGTTGTGCATTAAGGCAACACCGCCAATGCTGAGTGCATCAAAGATACCTTCTGTCACGATCACCTGGGTCCAGTCAGGTCGCTGTAGATCTGTGCCAAACACATAGCCTGGCTGCATGTCATTGATGTAGCGTGGATTACGATCATCCAGGAATCTAACAGTGTGTCCCACAATGCTGTTGTGATGTGTGAATGGTATGATCACTTGATCACGACTGGGCCAGGCTTCTGGATTTGTTTGTGTCATCACAGGATAATCATCGGGCACACATCTTGACCGCACATAGTCGCGATGCAGTCCTGTGTTACCAACCAGTTCAGCGAACGGCGGCAGGTCGCGTTCTTCAAACTTGATATCTGCTAGAACATCCACGGTGCGTTGTCTATCATCAATAATGCCATGTATGCTCCGGTGCCGCAGGCTTTCAAGATTGGCCATTTCTATTTCACGTTCGGGCACACCCATCCAGCTCAAGAGCCTGCGGGCCTTGAAACTTACAGTACGGCCAAGGATAAAGCTAGCGGTGTAGTTGCAGTTGAAGCAGTGATAACTCCAACCTTGTTCAGATGTTTTGAGGCCGCCACGACTTCTGCGATCTGGTGTGTTGCCGTTGTGTTCACAACACACAGCATTAAAGCTGATCCACCCCGATGCACTAGATTTTCGTTTGGCAGGTAAGTATCCGAGAATGTCGAGCATTCTTACATTGTAACATCATCTATGGTAGAAATCAACTTATCTGCAATCATTATATGCCCTATTTCGTTGGGATGACCGCCGGGCATGACCAGTTCTTTTTTTTGATTGCCCGGGTGATCGCGAAACCATATGGTAGTAGAGAAGCCTGGCCATATCTGAGTGGGCAAATCCAGTTTGACATCTTCAGGCATGATCTGGAACTGCATCATTTGAAGATTGCGTCTGGCAGCAATACCGTCAAAGCTCAGTAGAGTTTGTTGATAATTTAGCTTACACAATTCTAGGCAGTTGGTCAGTACCAGTTGTTGCTTGACCATGGTTCTAAATTCTTGCGGAACCACACTACTACCGTATTCCACCCAGGTTGAGTGTATGAATTTATTCCAGGGAGGATCGTTGGCGTAACTCACATGATTAGGGTCGTAAAAACTCAGCCGATCCGAGTCTGTGTGTCCAATCAAGATCAGACACTTTTCTGGTTCAGGTTCGTGATCCAACCACCATAAAAATGTCCACATGGAGCTTTGCATGCTGCCACCGGCAATTCCAAAGTTTTCCATGGGTACACCGTAGTGTTGTGCTACTAGACCCAGGAAGTTATGACTGTCACGATAGGTATTGTTTTCATACAAACATGGGTGTGCATCTGGATCCTGGCGTTGCAATTCGGGGTCCAGCAACTCGTCACCAAACATCCAGGAATCACCAAACCCTACAATTTTTTTAAATTTCATCTGACTAATATACTTGTTACGGCTCCGGTGTTGATGCTTATTGCCGCCACTTGATTAGTGGCCGGATTGAGTACATATCCTGTTCCGCCGTTTATAACATTTATGGCAGACACTGAGGTACCGGTAATTTCTGCTTCAGCAACAGCCCCGGCACCAAGTCCAATGATGTTGACTCTGGGTGGTGCCAGATACCCGTAACCACCTTGATTCACTGTGATAGAAGTGATCACTCCATTTGCTCCATTTGCTGTGGCTGTGGCCAATTGAATTTGTGCTGTGCCCGGATAGGAGTCAAGACTTAGACGTAGCAAGGGATGATATCCCGGCACTGTGATGGGTTCTGTTCCGGTACGATTATAGTATTGATAGATATCTGACACATCTGTCCAGATTGATTCATAAGTTTGTGCTGCCTGTGCCTTGATGTTGCCAGTGAAGTGATCCATTTCCAACTGGAATGTGGTCAGGCTAGCGCCTGTGGTTGTCACAAAACTCGAATATCTTTGAGGATTTGCGTTGATATTTCCTGGTGGCGGGTTGAGTGCCCAGTCAGGATAGTTGCCCTGCAACACAGGATTTATGTACACCTCTGGACCATAAATGGTAGGAATGCTTAGTAGGCCGCTGGGCACAAACTGTGGCTGCACAGAATCCACAATGTCCACGTCAGCACGGGCCAGGGCCTGCGCATCCACAAACACTGCTTCAACTAGATCACCGCTGGCACGTTCAATTGCATAACTGGACGGTTCTGCAGGAAACTCTGTGGTTTCTGCTGCACTGAGTGTTACCTTGGCACGACCAAATGGAGCATTGATTATGACCATTTCTTTTTCAATCAACTGTTGATTGCCAGCTAGATTGATCAGTCTAAACTTCAGTGCCGACCCTGTGATATTCACAGGTTTTTGATCTTGATTCACAAACTCAAACAAGATCACATTATCAACACCTTTGTTGACAGTTAATTTTTTTGCATACACAGGATCCCACCTCCGGTCAAAATAAGCGCCGCTGGTATCTACTAATAAAATTCGCTGAACTTGTTGATAAAGATAAACAGGGGTTGAATACATAGGACGCTCCAAACAATATTTACCTAAGGAGCCTTGGTATAAATATCCAAACTAATACTATATGGGCAAAGACTTATTTCAAAAACTAGCTGACAAATATCCGTTTATCACCTTGTGCGTTTACGCCAGCAATGAATATGTGGGGATTGTGCAAAACAGAGATGATGTTATCACCACCATCTATGACTTTGGAACTGTCAAAGATTCAGAACAAAAACGGCGTTATCTTGATCTGGCCAACACCTGGTGGTGGGAAAGCAACAGAAGCATTCCTATAAACATATTCCTGCGTGGAGAATGGGACGAATTTCGCCTGTGCCTTCGCACATTTGTCAACAAAGATCTGGAAATACTGCACGGTCCTGTGTGCAGCCTAAATGACATTGCTCGCAGAAAAGGCAAACGCAAATCAATTACTCTTGTGAGACGCCTAGACTAACAGATTCATGTGCAGTGCTACCAGAGCACTGTAACCTATAGAATGCGCCTTTTTAAATGTGTATCCTCGACTGGTATCACCATCCCAGACTGAATCAAACACCGCAGGCCAATCTAACCCTTGTAGATGTGCCTTGCCAGGACGTATGATTGATATAAATGCTGCCATCCTGGGTATGCTGTCAGGTCTCATGGTCGCCAGTAAATGTCCATAATTGCCCACGTGAACCAACTGTCTAGCCCATTCAGGATCTTGCCATAGTCTTGCCCAGGGGGGTGTGGCTGCAAGCACAGCGTCATAGTGTTCGGGACTCTGAATCAACTGATACACACTCATGTTTAGAAAGTCCAGTTTGAAGTAGCCCCGAGATTCTGCTGACTCGTAGTCTATGGCAGCACAGTGGTTGATAGGATCTTGTGGAATGTCTGTGACATACACTCCAGAATTGTGACGTCTAGGTTTTCCATCTGTGATCTGTCGTGCAGGTGTGTGCTGAATCAGTTTCAGCACATGTTCGCGATCAGCAAAGTCAATGTCAATATCTGCGCTCATACTGTACACAAGGCCACAACGGTTTTCAATTGCTGTTCAGCTAGACGCACAGCATCCAGTGCATCTGCCACAGCAGGATGCTTTTGTGCCAGGTCCTGGGCTGCTCTCTCTTGTGCCATCTTTAGCCATGCCCAGGCAAGTGCTTCTTCAGCATTGGGGGTAAGGCCCACACTGGATCCGCCGCCCATAGTAAGCCAGGCGTTGCCATCATACACCTGTGTTTGATTGTTGTGGTATCGTAACATGCCTGCACTGGCAGCACCAGGACTGATGTATGGTCCAACAGGGTTGGTTGTTGTGACCCATGTACTTGTGGGGTAAACGCTGGTGATCATTATGTTACCATCCTGCTTGTTTCAAAATATTCTTGGCATAGGCCTGATCCTGAGGTCTATCCTGGAATCTCTTTTGCCAGGCATCGCTGTCAATGTAGGGCCATATCATGCTGATCTGTGTGGCGTCTAGTTCGCTTAGAAATTTCTGCCCTGATTCTGAGTTGTAAATTACCCAGGCACTTATTCTACCTGCTGTTACAGCGTAACACAGCACATTGGCATTGCCATACCGCATGCAATCATGTGCAGGGCTGGCGTTTTTTTCTGACCAGTCTATGCCAAACTCTATGGCTCGTGCAAGTGCATCATCCACTGCTTCCACTTTCAAATGATCCACTAGATACTCTGTGTACACCTTGTCGCTGCACCAGTGATCAATCTTGCGATTGTTCTTCAACAGCCAGGCCATGAATCTTTCCGGATTGATCACTCGAGTGTTCACACAGTAGTGTCCAAACTTCACAAACGCACGATAGTAACTGCTTTCACAAAAGGTATCGTGTGACTTGTTTCTGGCTGATCCTGCCATGCTTTCATAAAAGCGAATGTAGGCCTGAAATCCCAGTCTTGGTCCCGGTTCGTCACGCTCGCGGCGCCGACGTTTGGGCTCGCACATGTGCGCTTGTATAGATGTCTCTCTCACAAACTCTTTTTTGCAGTATTCACACACATGGGTCATGCTGATTACTTTGTGGTATTACCCGAGTCTCGATTGTATGCGTCTAGTTCTTTTTGTGTGACCAATTGGGCCATCACATCAATCTCGTCATCCTTGTAGGTGGGATATATTTCCATCAAGGCTCGGCGCTTGGCACTGAGTCCTGCTTCTTTTTTCTTGGGAGCGATCCAAGGATGTCGCATTGTGCCCATGCCTGGACTCATTGCAGTAGCACACAGCCATTGCAGTTTGGGATGGCGGCCTATGTCAAAAAAGTGTTTGTTGAGATAGTGGTTGCAGCTCTGCACATAGTATTCTTGCAGTTCCTGAGCACCGTCCACTGCCGAACCCCAGCGCAACATTAAAAATGTCGAGAATTTCTTGCGCTCATCTGAATCAAGTTCATCATAGAAGCCTCTGTTCTTGACGTCCAGTTGGCGCATCTCGTTTGAAATGTGTAGTTTATCCATGTATTCTTTCAAATTGATATATAGGGCATCCTACTTTTTGACTCAAAGTTCCTGGCAAAATCTGTTTCATATGCAATCGATAACCAAGATTGGTCATGGCTGTTACTATGATGTCTTCATCGATTGTTATCACAATTCCACAAGTCTTTCTGTCTGAAACTGTGTGTCGCATACCCGGATCATTGACCAATTCTTTAGTCCATTTAAAAATTTGTCCAGGGTTGTCAAGCAAGATAGTCTGAGGATTGCACTGATTGATCAATTCTTCCAGCATCAGCAACGGTGCATGACTATGATAAATTACTCCCATGACTATGGCCACATCTACCTGCCCAACTTGATTCAAATCATAATGCATATCTCCAAGCAACACCTTGCATGATTTTAATTTGGGATTTGATCGAAGCTGATCAACTGATTGTTTTCTTGCTTCAATCAGGATAAGTTGTCGAGGCTGATGGTTCATGATTCTCTCACTTATCCATCCGTCAAACGGCCCAATTTCCACTACAGATTTATCTCTGCACACATGTAAAAAATTATCATCAATGTACTGCCAGGTATCCTGTCCCGGAACGTTAGCGACATTGACAAAATTTAAAGGATCAGTCACGAGGTCTTGCTCAGTTGATAGATCATTATAGCACGTTCTAGAGCATCTTGTAAAGTGGGATTGGTCCGGGCCGCTCGCCGAATATCTCCCCACATTTTATCTTCCATTATGTGGTCATACACGGGTCTACCATCATTGGTTCTGGGATCATAATCCTGGCCCACCACTGTGCGAGCAAGTTCGCCCACACGTCTGGAGTACACAGTACCTTCCACACGCTCGTAGATCAAGGGCACGCCAGGCACAAGGCTACCCATATTGATACCCGTACTGAACATGTGCCCAACGCAGGAATCGTTCTAGGCCTTCGCGATCTTCAGGATAGCTTTCTAAAAACAGTCTAGCCAGGCGATTGATTGTTACAAATACTTCAGGTTCTGTATAGGGCATAAGTTACCAGGCCTTGTTGTAGTCAACTATTTCGCAGTTGCGGCTGACGTCTTTTACAAAGTACACACAGTCAGGTTGTTCAGCATCGTTGATGGGAACACACAGCATCTGACCGTTCTTGAGTTTGGGTGCATACCAGGATACTTCTTGATAAACGTCAATGATCTCAATGGGTGGAAAACTGGGCCTAAAGCTGCTGAGAGGGTTGAACTGGAATACATTGAAGCCGCGATCATTAATGCTGGTCAAGGGCAGCATTTCTAGATCACCAAGATCAGGTTCACCAATTAGAATCTGCCAGTCCACGGGCATCTTGATTCTGGCATCGCCTATCTGCAGTACTAGAGCAGGTGCGCTGAAGCTTTCTAAAAATATCAAAGGTATGTAGTGATAATCTGGATCTTGTGGATTGCTGTTGTCCAGGATGGCAAAACGCATGTCATCTACTTCGTCGGGCAAATGATCTAGATCATAGGGTTTGTTGTCAAGGGTTAATATACGCATGATTTTATTATATACAGTTTGTTAACTGAAGTCAACCGTTGTGAGTATGTGAGCAACTTCGGTGGCCATTCGTTTCTGCCAAACAGGATCGTCAGTATGAAATCCTGGACTCATTTTAAAACCCTGGTAGGTGGCCAAATTGGTGCATTCATGCGGAGAAAATTCTCCCAGCAGATCTCTAACCTCAGGACTTGACGGATATGGCAACACAGCCAAATTGTTGAACAAACAGTTTAAAGAATAGGCAAAAGGCAGGCCACGCAGTTGGCATTCCAACAACATACATCTGGCCTGAACGCAGGCCTTGAACATCATCATTTGTTCATCTGCTGTGGCCAGATAGTAATCTGTTGCCAGGCGCTGATCTGCGGTCAGGTCCTGATGTGCATTGGTTGTCCAGATTCTTTTAGGGTAATCTTTTTTGGCGTCTAGTCTAAATTCAATTCTGTTGGGTATGGTAAATCCCAGGACCACAGCATCCGGAGATAGCTTTAGTCCTTCAAAAAATTTCCAAGCAACTATGCCATTGCTGGATCCCGAAACAGCATGCATCAAGATCTCATATTCAGGCAGCATTTCGCTCCAGTGTTGTCCTGGATAATTGGCATCGGGGCGCATGAAACTATCTCCTACCACCAGCAACTTCTTTTTCATTTGATTTTCATCCACTCTAGTTTCTCTGCTGAGAATGGATAGTTTGCTTCTCGGTAGAACTGTTTGCGCTTGGTCAGGTGACGCTTGGCAAACTTGCATGTGCTGGTGATATCCCAGATTTCCACATGATCCTTGTCTTCGGCTTTTCTAATACCACGTCCAATACTCTGTATCACACGCACAAAGCTCTTGCCCGCCTCTACCAGCACAAGATTAAAGATGCGTGGTATGTTGATACCCACAGCAGCCACACCATAGGTGGCCACAATGATCTTGTCTGTGGCATCTGCCACCTGATTGTATTCGTCCTGGCGGGTTTTTGACTTGGTAGCGCCTGACACAAATACTGCTTTGTCTCCTAACCGTTCTACCAGTTGACGCCCGCATTCGGTTCTGTCCACCAGCACTAAGGTGTTGCCTGTTTCATTTATCTTGCGGATCAGTTCAGCCATGGTGTCCAGTCTTCCGGACTCTTCCAACAAGTACTTGAGCTCGCTTTGATAGTCAGCGTATTCCACATGGTCCACCAGTTGCACAATGTTCACATGGCACTGTGCTAGAACACCTGCATCTTGCAAGGTGCTGGCACTGAGTCGACTGACCACAGGACCCAAACTAACCAACAGGGCCTGGCTTTCAAACAGTTCTTTTGGCACTGTCCCTGTCAGGCCCCATCTTAAGGGAATCTGACTCATGGCTCCGGTCAGCAGAGTCTTGAGTGCATCAGCCTTGGCCATGTGAACCTCGTCCACAATCACACATACCACATCTTGTATGAACTCATGAATGGTTATTTCTGCTTCGCCAGTCTTGGTCAGCTTCATCATGTTGTTGAGACTCTGCCAGGTGCAGATGGTATGCTGACGATTGTATTCTTTGCGATCGCCAAAATACACGCCCACATCCAGACCCATGTTGATGTAGTCCGACTCGGTCTGCGTTACTAGGCTTTTGTTGGGCACAATCACAATACTACGGCCATAGGCACTGACTGCATCACTCAGGGCTGCTGTGATAATGGTCTTGCCTGCACCCGTAGCCACTTCTTGTATGCACTGCGGATTGGTCAGGAACTTGTTGATAATTTCCACTTGATAATCA